ACCCAAAAGAGCCTGAAGATTGGACGTCATATGACGACGGTCCCACTACGGTTGTGAAGATGACGGGATACGAGTATTACCCCGGAGCCGGCCTCATTGCATGGAGAACGGCGACTGGGGTACATATAGCAAATAGGGAAAACAATTGGACTAAATCCTACCACCAAATTGACACTTACACTGATAAAATCAGTATTTTTCATTATAGCCCCGGCGGCGGCTCTTCTACCGGAGCAGGAGAATTCTTGGGGAGGGTAGATTTTAATTCTGGTGGTAGTGGGAATAACTGGACCCATACGCATATAAATAATCCTGGGCATTCATTGCCGGATCCGGCTGATTTAATAATGCCCACCGCTCATAATAATTTCCCTCAAGCAGGTCCTGCTTTGGAGTTCAAGAATTTAACAAATAATACATATGTCATAGAGAATGTTGGGTATCACTATGTAGTGTCGATGAACGGTCCCGGCGAAACAGGTTATATTGATGCTGTTATTTTGCCTCCAAATACTAGAGTCGGAGTTCATGACGGGACCTATCAGGGCATGTGGAGTTCCAATTATAGTACTACATCTGTACCACCTCATTCTTGGTATATTTATAAAGGAGGGGGAAAAGAACACAGTATCGACTTCATTAAAACATTTTATTCTGATTTGCGAGATGGCCAATATGGATGGAACGAAAGTAATTACAACGAAGTAAGCTCCCTGCCCGAAGGACCCGATGGTATTTATATAGAAGGCGTAGCTATTTAGGATTAATATTTTGAAATATTTACTTGGTTTTTTAATATAACCATATGCAGTTTATTACAATTTGGGGGGCGAAGAGAAGAATCCCCAAGGTAAATAAGTATTTAATAGACTGGGAGAAGCCCAGCAGAAGCATTCTCCAGAAAAACGCAAAGGATTTTCTGTATTCATATTGGAAAAACCATGCCGTCTTCGAGGAGTTTCCCGTGGCAGGCACGAAGATGACCCTGGATTTCTATAACGCCACCAAGAAAATAGCGGTAGAAGTTCAAGGGAGACAGCACCATAAATACGTCCCTTACTTCCACGGCAAGAGAAAGATGGGTTATTTAAATCAGGTTAAGCGGGACTTAGACAAGAAGAAATATTGCGATATGAATGATATCTTGTTGGTGGAGATATTAGAGGGGGATAATTTAACTAAAGATTTGTTTAAAAAACTAGGAATGGACATATAATAGTGTAATACAAAGCATGAAAGAATTCGATCCTGACAATCTTCCTGATTTTACGATACCGGAGACCTTCTTGAATCAACTTTATGAATTCACAGGGGGAGAAGACATTGGAAAAGGATTTATATTAAGCTTCGTTGATGATTCGGGGAGAGCTTTGGTCTACAATAATAGTAGCAGTCAAATAGTTGACATGGGATTAAGAAAGGCCTTGGAAAAATACCTCGTACAGATCGAAGAGCAGGAAAACTCTATGAATAATATGGATGGGCTGGACGAAATCGAGTAATAAAAACTTGACCTTTCCGCTTGTTTCTGTTTTCATAGTAAATAATGATTTTCAATTACGAATTAGAACAGCACTTCCTAGCCTCATTGCTAAAACACCAAGAAAAATACCCGGAGATAGCTCCGTTTATTGGGGAAAATGATTTTTATTCAGATGGCACTAGCGTCCATCAAACTATATTCTGTTTATTAAGAAACGCTCTTGAGTCTTGCGATGGTATAGATCATGTGATTTTATCTGAGCGAATTAATTCTCTCGGCATATCCTTTGAAGATAACATAAACGTTTCGGATTACCTCAAAGCCCTTTCAATGAGGAAGACGTCTCCTGAGAGTGTCATTAAATCCGCAAAAGAATTAAAGAAGATCACGGTTAGAAGGGAAATATCTGAAACTTGCCAAACAGTTTCTAAAAAGATGAAAAATATGAGCGCCGATTCTAGTTATGAAACTATAGTTTCGGAGGCGGATAAACTATACAATGAACAAATAAGTCTTTACGACTCTTCCGATAATGTTCCTGAAAATCTTTTTGAGACAATGGAGGAATTCGTAGAAGAGAGAGGGAATAATCCTATTTCTGATTTTGGATACGAGGGTCCCCATGATAGACTTCATCAAATTTACGGTTCTCTATTGAGGCCCGGAGACATAACTGTCATTGTTGCTAGATCAGGAGTAGGAAAGACTACGTTTTGTTTGGATTTCGCAACAAAAGTCTCTCAAAAACATAAAAATGTTCCTATTCTTCACTTTGATAACGGAGAAATGAGCAAAGAGGACTTGATGTGTCGCCAATGTGCGTCCTTAAGTCGCGTTCCCATCCACCTACTTGAAACAGGAAACTGGAGAAATGCCGGTAAAGAGGTGTGTAAGCGCGTCAGAGGCGTTTGGCCTAAGGTCCGTGACATGAACCTCCATTATTACAATTGCGGGGGAGATACGGTGGATTCTATGGCAAATTCGATTCGTCGTTTTTATTATTCCAAGGTGGGGAGGGGAAATCCCATGATATTTAGCTTCGATTATATTAAAACCACTTCAGAAAAGGCAGCTTCTTCCAAAGGGGAGTGGCAAATAGTAGGGGAAATGGTGGATAAGTTCAAAAGATTAATACAAAAAGAGCTTTCTTTTGAGAATGGTCCGACTGTCTCTATGATTACAAGTGTGCAGAGCAACAGATATGGAATAACAAACAATAGGAATTCCAGTAATGTGGTAGATGATGAGAGTATAGTGTCCCTTTCAGACAGAATAACCCAGTTCTGTTCCCATATGTTTATCCTAAGGCAAAAAGTCACTGAGGAATTAGTGGAAGATAATAATTTTGGTTCTCATAAATTAATTAATGTAAAGGCGAGGCATTTAGGTCAAGATATTGATGGAGCTATTCAGCCCATTAGAATGGAAGATGGCTCTTTGAAGAAAAATTTTATTAATTTGGATTTTAGTAATTTCGGAATCACTGAAACAGGAGATCTTCGAGACTTACTGGTTCACCGTGGAGTTGGAGACCATCACCCAGATACAGACCATGACGACGACGTTCCAGACTTATTCAGAGATAACAACTGAGGAAATCAAAGAGATTCTTCAGTCTTTAGGCTACAAACTCAATGATAATGGTAGATACTGGAGAACTTCGGCGGTATATAGAGGTGGGGACAACCAAACCTCTTTGCATATCTATAAAGACACAGGATGCTGGAGGGATTATGTTGCCCAGACCCCATTCCTTCCTTTCGAGAAGCTGATTTCCGCCAGTTTAAAAACAAACGATTCTAATGAAATTTCAAAATTTATTAAAAAATACTCTTCAGGAGAGTCATCTTTCTTCACGGAGCAGGTTAAGAAATTAGAAATGGAAAAAATATATCCCAAATCATATTTAAGCAAACTACTTCCCCATGATAAGTTTTACAATGAGAAGGGGGTTAGTTCAGAGACCCTTCGCTTCTTCGACGGGGGAATGGCAACTGCTGGGCAGATGTACCAAAGGTATGTATTCCCGATCTTCAACGAAGACGGGGAGATACATGGGTTCTCAGGCAGAGATATGACCGACAATTCCTCCGGCAATCGTCCAAAATGGAAACACATAGGAGTTAAAAGCAAATGGATTTACCCTCTTTATTCAGAAAAAGATGGAGAATTTCCAGTTAAAGATGCAATAGAATCCAAGGGGGAAGTAATTTTGGTTGAAAGTTTAGGGGATATGTTGAGATTTCATGAGGCTGGCATTCGAAATGTATTGGTAATATTTGGCCTTGAGGTATCTCCTTCTCTTATCTGTTCTTTAGTTTCCCTTAACGTTAACAACATTATTCTTTCGCTCAACAACGATGACTCCAAGGAAGAAAACACAGGATTAAGAGCATCCATAAAAAATTATTTAAAATTAATAGGAGGGTTTGATGTTAATAAGTTAAGTATTTGCCTCCCTGTTAAAAATGATTTCGGGGACATGGATGAATCTGATTTTAAGGAATGGGAAGAAAGGAGGGCGGGAATTGATCAGAAGAAGCAACAAGAAAAAATACTTGAGTCTTCGAATCTTTTACTTAAGTCAGGCTTTCTTCCTGCTTCTTATAAGTCAAAGGTTAATAGGTTAAGAAAATTTATATCTTGATTATGGATATCGCGCTATCAGCTAGTAGAATCAAAACAGCGCAGCAATGTAGCTGGGTTTATTGGTGCAAATATAAACTTGGGTTGCCGGATAAAAGCAATCTTGGGGCGAAGAAGGGTACTATTTGTCATAATGTTTTTGAATTACTCGGTGATAAAAGACATAAAAAACACTTTAACCTCATTACCAAAGGAGGGGAAGTCTCTTGTTCTAGGGCCGTAGAACGCTTAGTTAATACTTACGCAAAAAAGCTTGGCGTTACTGAAAGAGAAGACTTTGAAGACATGGATTCCATGATAGTTAGCGGATTGCTTTATGATTTCTTCGGGGAAGATGAGGGCAAACCCACCGAAGCTATTTCGGAAAAATCATTTGATATCAAAGTGGATGATGGAGAAAAAAGATACAGAATAAGAGGATTTATTGATAAATTATTTCTTTATTCAAAAAAACGAAAAGCAATTATTAGAGACTTCAAGTCAAGCAAGCAGGTATTCAAGGGTAAAGAAATAGAAGACAACATGCAAGACTTGATGTATTGTCTCGCGGTTAAACATATATACTCCAAATATAATAATAGAAAAGCAGAATTTATATTTTTAAAATTTGATCTTGGAAAAAATTTATTTGATGAACCGGGGAAAGGGGTAGTTCAAATGGAATCTCTTTCCGATGATGAACTAGAGGGATTTGAGCATCAATTGACGATGTATCAATCCTATCTAGAAAGCTTTGATGAAGAGGCCGGGAAAAGTAATTATGCGGCGGAACAACATGCTGACAATAGAGGTTACCCTAAGGACGGAACCTTCGGAGGTCGCCTTCAATGCGGGAGAGAAGGTTATAAAAAATCAAAAGGAGAATTCGTCTTGGACAAAAAGGGAGACAAGGTTCCTGCGTATATATGTCAATACAGATTGCCTTTTAAGTACTGGGTCGTCCTTGGGAAAGACAATAAAGTAAAGAGGTCTGCATATTCAAAGGATGAGCTAAATATTAAAGACGGAGAGTCTTCAGAGGAGAGGTATTATGAGGGTTGCCCTTATTGGATGTCAAAATTAGAGCAAGATGTGTTTGATTTAGTGTAACAAATATATCATGACTGTCATTAATTCAGGCAACGCATTATATAATTACACTCCTCATTTAATTTTAAAGTCTCAAAACGATCCCGGAGGAGTTAATTTAACTTATCTCCCGGATGAAGCTCAGAAATTTGAGGTTTGTTATGACAAGATGGTTGATAGTGCGGCTTCTTCTGCTGCTGGAGTAAATTATCCTAATCATATTGTTTTTGCAGATGCCCAATTACTCAGAGATTCCTCATGCACAGATACGAATCATACAGCATGGGGCCACTCCTACTATGGGGAGAATCAATTTGGGCCAGAAAATCATTGGGGAGCAGTCTCAATTAAACATAATCATGATAGTGTTTGGGCTAGTGGTATTTTAGAGGCTCATTACGGAACAGGGCCCTCCACCTGGAATGACCCTGACAAAAAAGAGAGGG